GCTATCACTGGAACAAACAGGCGGGCACAGACACGCACTTCGACCGTTTCCTCGACCCCACGAACAGCGGCGTGGAGGTAGACTGGGCGCTGTGGAATGATCACTATGATATCTGGGGTGTGGAGTGGAGGGGCGGTTTTTCGTATCGTTCACGTACGGGAATGATATCTTCATATATTGATAAGTGGATGGAGGTGAAACAGAATTCTGTGGGCGGAAAGCGCGCGATTGCCAAACTGTTTCTCAACTCCCTGTACGGAAAGTTTGCGAAGAATACTAACGTGACAGGCAAGCACCCTGTGCTGGAAGGCGATCATGTGGCACTGGTGCTGAATGATTTTGAGCAGTGTGAACCGGCATACACGCCTTTGGGTATTTTTGTAACATCCTGGGCGCGTGATTACACGGTGCGCACGGCACAGAAGAACTATGATCGTTTTCTGTACGCGGATACTGATTCCCTTCATGTGCTGGGGCGTGAGCCGTTGATTGATGTGGATGTACACCCTACTCGCCTGGGTGCGTGGAAACATGAGTCCGATTTTGAGCGCGCAATCTTTGTGCGGGCGAAGCAGTACTCGGAGGTTGTGGATGGGCGGGCTGACACACATATTGCGGGCCTACCAAGAAGCGTGGCGGCGACTATTTTTCCTGAGGATATGCTGCATGACTGCGTTTGGTATGGTAAACTCGTACCTAGACGAGTCCGGGGAGGAGTCGTCCTGAGGGAGACAACTTTTAATTTTAAGGCAGTGAGGAATGATGACCAAGAGTTTTGTGAATCTGACGGCGCGTGTGCCTGAGGATATCTGCGCTTTTCTTGATGAGGTGCACTGGCAGTATAAGAACAGTCGTGCGGGTCTGGCGAGGATCGCTATCGTGGAGTGGTGTCAGGCGCATGGTTTTGATGAGTGGGCTGCGGCCCGTCGTCCCCAGTCTCCGGACTCCGACAGTGAGTGAGTGATATTAGATTTCACTGATTACGGGTGAGGCCGAGAAATCAATATTTTCGTCTGATCAGCGGCTCTCACCGCTACGGACAATCCGGTGAAAAAATGGTAGGGTGGATGTGCAGAGCACTATCCACCCTACCACTATATTTAGGAGGATAAATGGATTTCGAGGCGCTCCTGGGGCTCCTCCAGGATCCGGGCGACCAGGTAGTGCCGCCCACAATCTATGACGACATCAGGTCCATGTACACAGGCCTGTCCGACAATTTTTCGTCCGCTCAGGCCAAGATCGGTGAACTCACCGACGCTAATAGCACGCTCACTGAGCAGCTGAACGCAATGAAGGCCGCCAACTACGATCTCCTGACTCAGGTGCAGGGGGCTGCGGAGAAGGTCACTGGCGACGGTGACGGCGATGGTACCGCGGGTGAGGGCGAGTCTGAGGACAGTGAGGACGACGGCAGCATTGATGCGTTTTTCGATAAGCGTGTCGAGGATGAGGACAAGGAGGACTGATTATGCCTAAGCGCGATATGGGCACGATCCGAGATTTCGACAACTATGAGATGCTCGCCCGCATCAAGAACGGTGCGTCTCTTGACTACAAGGCGCGGATCCCGGACACCACGAAGGGCAATCTCTCCCAGACTCTTGCGGCGCTGACGAGGTACCCGCAGCACTGGAACGAGTTTACGGACGCCCTGATCAACCGGATTGGTACATACTATACACGGGATATCTCCTGGAAGAATCCGCTCTCCGCCTTCAAGCGCGGCATGCTCACTAATGGTGACACTATTGAGGAGGTGCAGACCGGTCTCATTAATGCGTATGAGTACTCGGCGGACCGCGACTACATGGAGGAGGCGCTTTTCGCTCAGAAGCGCCCGAATGTTGCCTCGCAGTTCCACACCGTGAATAGGCAGAATGTTTACAAGATTACTGTCAACAGGGATATTCTGCGGCGTGCTTTTCTTGACGAGTCGGGCCTGGAGACATATCTGGCGCAGATTCTCTCGGTGCCGACGACGTCGGACCAGTGGGATGAGTTCCTGACCATTTGCTCTCTTTTCGCAGAGTACCACGCTAATGGCGGTTTCTGGCACGAGCACTGTGCGGACCTGAGGTCGCTGAGCGCGTCTGAGGCGGATGCGAAGATGTTGATCAAGCAGGTGCAGGCCTACGCCGGTAACCTGTCCTTTATCTCGCGACAGTATAATGCTGCGCACATGGAGACCTACGCGAACCCTGATGATCTTGTTGTTATCACGACTCCTGAGGTGAAGGCGAATATTGGTGTTGAGGCGTGGGCGGCTGCTTTTAATGTCGAGTACGCTCAGATGAAGGGCCGTTTCGTTGAGATCCCGAAGGAAAACTTCGGTATTGACGGTGCTCAGGCGATTCTGACGACGAAGGACTTCTTTGTTATTGCGGACAACTTGCTGGAGAATCAGTCTCAGGTGAACCCCGCGGGCCTGTACACGAATTACTTCCTGCACCACTGGGAGGTCATCTCAGCGTCCTTGTTCGTTCCGGCGGTTCTTTTTTGGACTGGTGCCGCAGATAATTCTGTGACGATTCGTCCGTCTGAGATCGTGCTGACTGTGCCGAAGGTTACGTGGGTTGACGGTGTCACTGACATCTCGGCCACTCGTAAGATGGTGCCGGGTAAGAAGTACGTCGTGCAGACGAATGTGGCTGGCAAGAATGTCGATAATGTCGAGTTCGGTCTTTACTTCAGTGTTATTGGCGCGTCCTCCCAGCACACTAAGTGTGACAATGCCGGCATCCTGACGATTGGTGCTGACGAGACGTCGCCGACGATTACGGTGTCGGTGACGCTGGGTTATATTGATCCGGCTTCCGGTAAGCGGGTGAGCAAGAACCCGGTGACGATTGCTGTGCCGGTGAATGATAAGGCGGCTGCTGCTCAGTGGCCGAATACTCTGTGATATCAGTAGCATCTTGATGCAATTGCCCTACCACTATTACTGTGGTAGGGTTTTTGCATGCCTAGAATCGACTCTGATCCTCGCCCCGGTGATTTCGGCCTGGATTTTGACTACGCCGTGTGGACGCCTAACACACACGTGTCTCTCTCCAACGTGCGCTGGGACTCTACATACAGGGACGTGGTTTGGTTCAACAGTAACGCTGAGCGGCTCGCCTACCTGAACAGGAAAAATTTCTCTCTCTATATCGAGAATCTCACTTACTGTGCTCAGGGCATGCCCATCCGTGTGGATATCCCTTTCTCGGTGGTTAATCAGTTCAACTACTTGTACGCCCGTAACCGAAAGGGCGTGGGCGGCGCGGAGCACTACTTTTTTTATTTCATCACCTCAGTACAGTACGTGGCCCCGAACACCACCGAGATCACAGTGCAGCTAGACGTCTGGCAGACGTATTACAAGGAAATGAATTTCGGTCGGTGCTATGTCGAGCGTGGCCACGTCGGGATCGCCGCCGAGAACGCTTGGGAGAATTACGGTCAAAAGTATCTGACATGCCCCGAGGGCCTCGACATGGGTGGCGAGTACGTGATCGGCCAGGTGTGGGAGGAGAAGATCGCGTCCGTGTGGCGTGAGGACACGGTCGACGTTGGCAATTTCGACGTCATTGTTGCATCCACTGTCGACCTGGAACTGCCTTTTGGGACAGAGGATGATCCCCAATTGCACACAGCGTCGGGGTCGCGCGCTGAGGGGCTACCGAACGGTTGCTCCCTTTACGCGATGACTGCGGGAAATTTTGAGACGCTGGCCCAGTCGCTGGCCTATGTGCCGTGGGTCTCCCAGGGAATTATCTCTATTATGGCGATCCCAAAAGGCACGATTAATTTCGAGAGCCTGCCAACACCGAAGATCACGACTGCGACGACGTCCACGCCGGACGCGAAGGACAAGAAGCACAGGGTGACTCGCCCCGGTGCGGAGATCTACCCGCTTCCGAAGGGTTTCGGTAAGGAGGGTGTGGACAATAACAAGAACATTGTCCTGGCAAAGAATTTTAGGCGCCAGGACGTGATTCCGGAGCGGTACCGGCATTTGCACAAGTTCCGCACGTCGCCTTACATGATGCTTGAGGTGACATGTTTTACGGGCACTCCTCTCATGGTGCGTCCCGAAAGTGTGAAGGACAATAATCTTGAGGTGACACAGTGGTCTCACGTGGTACCGCCGTCACCTCGGATTATGTTCACCATCAATCGGCACAACCAAGCGCTTCCTGGTGACGGCGAAAATAATTACTGGTCCGAACACTTCGATGCGATGACTGGTATCACCGACTTCCCAACATTTGCCCTGACAAATAACGGGTACCTGAACTACATGGCGAGCAACGCTCACACGATCGCCTATCAGTACTCGTCTGCTGAGTGGTCTCAGCAGAAAGCGCTGCGTGGCGCGAGTACCGCGTACGCTCAGGCGGCTGCGTCTCGCCAGCAGGCCCAGACAGCGACTGACATGACGAATGCGTTTGAGAACCGCCGCACACAGTACAACGCGAATAATGCGCTGCTGTCGTCGGGCGTGCACACGGCCGCGGGCGCTATCGGTAATCTTATGGGCGGCAATCTTGGTGGGGCGGCATCTACCGCGCTTATGGGCGGGTTCGACATGGGGATGCAGTACGGGTCTACCCTGGAGAATCAGCGCATGATGAATGAGCAGCGCTCTGCAATGACGGCCATGAATAATTCTTATGGCCAGTACATGGCGGACACGAACCTGGAGATGGCAAAGTTCGCAGCGAACGGTGACTATGCGAACACTATTGCTGCGATTAACGCGAAGACGCAGGATGCGCGGATGATTCAGCCGACTATCTCAGGCCAGATGGGCGGTGACGTGTTTAATCTTGTGACGGATGCGTGGCGTATTGTGTGCCGTCAGAAGGTGCTTGATATTGGTTCTATGACGCGGATCGGTGAGTTCTGGCTGAGGTACGGGTATGCCATGAATGTGGCTCTGGTGCCGCCAAAGAATCTACAGGTGATGAGTAAGTTTACGTACTGGCAGATGTCTGAGACCTATATCTACGCCCCGGCATGCCCGGAAGGTTTTCGTCAGGCTGTTCGCGGTATTTTCGAGAAGGGCGTGACTGTGTGGTCCGACCCGAACTATATTGGAGCCACCGACTACGCCGACAACGAGATTCTGGACAATATTAGGATTTGATCATGAATGACCCTGTGGAGAATCAGATATACCGGCCCTTTCTCAATGGTGGCCATATTCTGCAGAATAACGCGAAAAATCGCGAGGGCGTTATTCGCAGGATGTATCGGCGTATTATCTCCGAGATGTGCGTCAATCGCTTCAACTGGCAAGGCCTCCCCGATACCGTTGACAAGCGTTATCTGGAGCAGAACCTGCTTTTCGATGCCCTCTGCGTCTTCTACTATGACGACGAGTATGCACGCTACATGGCCCTGAGGGCGACGGGCCTGGGCGAACTTAATATGTACAACAACCCCACGGAGTTTACAGTCTACGGGAATCTCATGTACTCCAAGAAACTCAGCGCGCGCCAGTGCGTGCCTATTTGGAGCAACTATATGCGCGTGCCGGACCTGGATATTATTGACGTCTACTCTGAGCGGCTGACGACAATTGCGCGTACGTTTGAGATTGATATGCTGCACGCTCGTCATCCGTTTGTGTTCGCTGTCAATAATAACGAGTACAAGACTTTCAACAATGTTTTCGAGCAGATTGTCGACGGCCAGCCCGCCATTTTCGGCACAGACATGCTGACCCATGACAATATGGCCCAAAAAATTGCTGCATTTAATACAGGCATCTCGCCTGAGACGCTCCGGTACGTTTCTGAGGCGCTCACCCGCACCTGGAATGAGTGCATGACCATGCTCGGGGTCATGAATGTGAATTCTGAGAAAAGGGAGAGAATGGTTGTGGAGGAGGCGTCCGGCTCCTCAGGTCAGGTGCTCGCGATGCGAGCAGTCTCTCTTAACGCACGCCGGCAGGCTGCTGAGGAGATTAATCGCATGTACGGTCTTGATGTCTCGGTGGAGTGGAATCTGGATGATAACTCGTCCCCGGGTTCCGTGCTACCGCTGGGGACAACTGACCTGACTGAGATGAACCCGAACAGTGGGAGTGATTTTAGTGGCTGATTTTACTATGGAACTCCGGGAGGTTATTGCCCGGAATGGTGAGACAGGGATCGGCCTGGACCGGTACCCGATTTTTGATGAGGCGTACCGCGAGTACCTGAATGAGCGCATTATCGATCATTATTTCTATAATGAGATCGGGCTGGAGAGTGTTGATATGTGGATTCGGCAGATGCACACCAAGATGTGTGAGATCATGCCGTACTACAATAAATTGTACCACTCTGAGATGATTGATATCGACCCGCTGTCCACGCAGGACACTCGCAGTGAGACGGGGCAGAAGTCGGCGGCGATCTCGGACAGTAGTGGCTCTCAGACGGCGGATCAGCGGTCCCGGACGGACTCGACGTCGGACGGGACGTCTAGGACGGTGCAGTCGCAGATGCCTCAGGCCCGCCTGGCGGGCAGTAAGGACTATGCAACTGCCGCGACTGACGTGGCGTCGAGGCAGAGTGGCGTGAATGCTGTGACAGGAGACTCGAAATCGGATTCGTCTAGTCATGCAACAAATTCGAGTGAAACGTCGCAGACCTCGCACTCGTGGGGGTATACTGGTCATACGGCGGCCCTTATTGCGGCCTGGCGACAGACATTCATTAATATCGACCTGATGGTTATCAGTGAGTTGCAGGAACTTTTTATGGGGGTCAGGAGCAGTAATGACAGTATCACCGGCAGGGGCGAATACTACCCCTACACCGTCTATTCCCGAGTTTACTAAGCGACACAAGTTTGACTCACCAGAGTACTCACTCGTCCCCCATGACTACGCCCTGACAAATACAGTTCCATTCACGTACCGCGATGGATTCACCTATCTCCAGGTAATTGAGGAACTTCGAAAATGGGTGAACGAGGGCCTGCGAAATGCGCTCAACGCGTCGCTGGAGTCCTACGCCGCCGACTATAACGAACGCATCTCGAAACTGCTCGAGAATGTGCGGGACGAGGTCGGCCAGTACGGTGACCTGCCAGAGCAGATGACCGAGCAGTTCCGCAGGTACGTGGCGGACATCAATGATGACCTGGCTATTTTCAAGGAGTCGATGCGGGAGTATGTCGACCGACACCTCCAGCATGACTATGTCGAGGTATTCGACTGGCTGACCGGCACTCGCCGACCTCTCCAGGACATGCTCTTTGACTTCGACAACCGCGTCCTAGTCAACGGGCTTCTTGCAGCCGATTTTTCTCGCGCTGGTCTGACGGTAGAGGATATTGACTCTCTGCCGCTGGACATCATGGAGATGCAGACGCAGGGGAAGATTTTCTTGGAGTACTGGTCCCGGGAGATCATGTACTCACCGGTCACCGGTCAGAAAAAGCATTGCAATCACGTGATCATGGATGTCTATGAGTCCACCCTCAAGGGCTCTGCGTCCCTCACCACCAAGAGTCTCGATGAGATCGCGTCCGCCTCCATCGGGGATATTCAGAACTGTATCTGCGGCTAATTAAGGAGTAAATGATGCCCGCTACAAATCACACGAAGAATTTCTCGCTCCCGATCTACCTGAATTCTGACCACTTTAATATCGTCGGTGACCTCAATGGCGCCATGAATAAGATCGATGAACACCTCGGCGAAGCAATTGTCACGTCAAAGGCTGCGTCGCGGGACGCCACAAGTGCTCTCACCGCCGCCAATGACGCCGCCGACAACACTGCGGAGGCCAAGGAGTCTGCCAAGAGCGCTCTCGCCGTCGTCGCCACCGCATCCGGTAAGAGTGACAAGGCACTCGCCACCGCTAATGACGCCAAGAAAGCAGCCGAGGCTGCGACTTCTCAGGCGAATGCGGCGTCCGCGAGCGCTGCTAGCGCACTCCAGAACGCTAACCAGGCGAACGCAACGGCAAACAGCGCGCGCCAGAACTCTGAAAGTGCTTTGACGGCGGCCTCCCAGGCGAATACTACGGTCAGTAACCTCTCTGCGGGTATCGCTGAGGCCAAGACCGCAGGTGACCTGGCGAATACCACACGCACTCGCTATATCGAGAAGCGTGCGGGTAGCGAAAACAAGACTTTTACGTCGACCTCTGAGACAAATCCTGGTTACTCTTACGAGGTGATGTCGAAGATTGTGACCCTTAATGCGAATGATGTGATCAGTGTCAACTGTCACATGAATCACACCACGGTCAGTGGTTCGGTTCAGTTCTACCTGTATTTCACGAAGCCTTCAGGTGCCCGTGACTGGGTTGGTACGTCTGGTATTGCCGGCTATTTCGATGGTGCAAAAGTCAACTCAGAGATTTCTGCGACATTCCAGGCGAATGAGGGTGCTGGCGAGTACTCGGTGGCTCTGATGGTGGCAACGCCAAAGAACAAGAGCATTGTTCTCAACTACGGCGCCACGAACATGATCATCCACTAATTAAAGAATTTCCAGGAAGGAGTTGAGGTGGCTTTCGATGATGAGCACAAGAAGTGCATGATCGCGACACTAGCAACAGTGGAGGCGAGCAACGACTACGGCATCATCACGGCGCCGGACACTCTTTCCCTGGGCATTGGCCAGTGGACCCAGGGGAGGGCCTACGACCTCCTCTCCAAGTTCCCCTCGGGTACCTCTTTTGGGTCCACTGTGGACGGCTGGATGAGCCAGGGACGTGATTCATGGACGATCTCATCCAGAAAATATCAGTATCTGTCGGGGGCGGACGCGGACGCGCTCTCGTCCGCCCTCGACTCTGATGAGGGCCACCGTATCCAGAATAAGCAGATGCAGGATGACCTGGAAAACGATTACATTCCCCGGTGCGCCGAATTAGGGATGGACCCCGAGAATGAGACCGAAGCGTGCATGATGCTCATTGTTGTCATGCACCGGTGGGGCAACTATGCCTCCATCCTAGGGCGCTTGGAAAGAGGTGCAGGCCACCCTGCGACCCTTGATTCTATGAGTGACGCCATCAAGTATGAGGGGGAGTGGTATGCCGTCGGCCAACGGTATGAGATCGCCTATGACATGATCGCTAACCTTAAGACGAATGGTGTTGAGCTAAATCCCGGAGAGAATGGTGGGGACAATAACGGGGCCGCCGGAAAAAACAAGGGCAAGAAAGGCGCTGAGGACGCGAAGAAAGTCAAGTACATACGTGCCGCGGGAGACGGATCGCTTGCAATATACATGGCTGACGGATCCGTGGGGCGTGCCTATCTTAGTGGTGATGGCTATTATCGTGCGTCGTCATCCTCGCAGAAGACTTCCAGCAAGAAGGAGGAGGGCGGTGGTAGCGGTGGTGGTGGCGGTGGCGGTGGCGCTACTGCTGATGGCATCAAGGCCATGACACAAAAAGCCATCGAAAGCATTAACCAGTTTGTGTATCACCAGTGGTATGAGGCGCGCCTGCACCCTGATCAGACGGGTGTGACGGACTGCTCGGGTTTCTGCTGGTGGCTGTATAAGACCTGCTGCGACATTGATATCGGCCCGGGCGGCACCTCTGAGATCTTCGGTAACCAGAACTCGGGTTGGGTTGTCGCCGAAGGGGAGGGGAGTTTTTCTGCGGCAGACCAGGTGAAGGAGGGTGACCTTGTGGTCTGCCTGTGGTACTCCGGCGGCGGCCATATCGAGTACTGCACGGGTGGTGATGGTGGTTGGGAGTCTATTGGGGCCAGGGGTCCGGACGGGCACAGCGAGCCCCGGTACGGCTCGCTGTCGATGTTCTCGGGGTGTTCGTGGGAGTTAAGGCGGTATATTAAGTGACCCGTAAGCGCAAGAAGTTCTCCTACTACTCCTACGACAAGGTGCTGTCCTACGGGGCCGCCATCAATATGATTATGGGCGCGAGAGGGTTGGGTAAAACATATGGGGCCAAACGGTTGGCCATCCGGAATGCGGTGAGTCGCGGTGAGAAATTTATTTACCTGCGCCGCTACAATACTGAGTTGAAACAGATCTCAACGTTTTTCGACGACATTCAGGAGGAGTTTCCTGGTTTTGAGTTCTCTATTCAAGGACGCAAGGCAGTTAAGCGTGTAAAGGGGGACAGGAAGTGGCAGGAGATAGGGTACTTCCTGGCCCTGTCCACCGCCGGAAACGTGAAGTCCGTGCCTTTCCCGAACGTGACGACAATCCTGTTCGATGAGTTCATCATTGAGACCGGAGTGTCTCGGTACCTGCCTGACGAGGTCACCAAGTTTCTTGACTTCTACTCCACCGTTGACAGATATCAGGACAAGACTCGCGTTCTCATGATGAGCAATTCCGTGTCGATCATGAACCCCTATTTTGCGCAGTGGGGGATCATGCCGGGTGAACATGAGATACAACGTTTCGGAGAGGGTTTCATTGTTGCACACTTCGTAGACTCTGACCGCTTCGCGAAGGAGATCGCGAACACGCGATTCGGTAAATTCATCCTCAAGCATGACTCCAGGTACGCTGAGTATGCTGTCGGCAATGAATTCCGTGACAATGACGGGCGCCTCGTCTGCAAGAAAACGGGGGACGCGAGATACAAGTACACGGTCCGCTGCGAAGCCGGTTCATTCTCTGTGTGGGAGGCTGTTCATGCTGTATTTATTCAGCGTCGGCGGCCGCGCGCTGACGAGATCCTCTACACGATCACCGACGATGTCAGGTCGGGTGAGATAGGCCTCGTGACCAGCGATTTCATGATACGCTGGCTCCGTGCGCAGTACAGGAGAGGCAGGTGTTTTTTCGACAGCGCCGCATCAAGAAACAGTTTCCAAGAACTATTTTTATGATTATCCATATTAATCCCGAAATTGTTGTTACATGGCTTGGTCTCGTCACCGCCATCCTCGGAATTGTCGCGTGGGTGGCCAGACAGACACACCGCCTCACCGAGATGCTCACCGACTGGCGCGGCACCGAGGCCAGGCCCGGAGTACCCCGCAGGCCAGGAGTCATGGAGCGACTGGAGAAAATCGAGTCAGACGTCTCCGACGTCAAGAAGATGACAGAAAGAAGAAACTAAGATGAAAGACATTCTCAAGCCCGCCGGCCGCAGGTACCTCTACCGGGTCACCATCGCTGGCCTCGCAGTCGCAGCATTCTACGGCATCATCTCGCAGGAGGCGGTCCCTGTGCTCACCTCCCTCGCAATCGCCGTGCTCGCCGTCGCCGACGCGAACGTGCCCAACGAAAAGGAGTAACTTATATGGGTAATGAGGTACTGGGCGACATAGCCTACACGATTACCCAGAATGACTGCATAGGCTACTCACAGCCCGAGCGACTCACAATCTACCGCCTCTCTGGCCCCAATGATCACTCCCGGAATGTAAACGTCGACTGCTCGGAAATGATTTGCGCGATCTTCGAGTGGGCCGGAATCTATGCCTTCACGCGTGACGTGTGGACAGGAAACCTCCTCTACCAGGCGCGGCGGGACGGCCGATTCTCCGACTGGGCATGGGACTGGGACTATGAGCCTGTTGACGGCGACATTCTCCTCAAGGACGGTCACGTCTGCATGATCGGACGCGGCGGCATCTGCGAGGCGGCTATCGCGGAGGACGGGTCCATCGACGGTTGGGCCGGTGACAGCACCGGCAATGAAGTGCATTGGGTACCATACTCGCCGCGCGGCGGATCATGGTACCGAGTAATCAGGTACACAGGGAACATTGAGGGTGTTGCCTCGGCGGCACCAGAGATCGAGGACATGGACATGAGCGAGAATACTGACCTGCTGCGAGAGATTCGCAATTCTTTAAGACACGGCGTCGCGGGGCAGAATCCTGCCGGCGACCTCTATAACACTCTCAGCATTATTGCCGGAGCCGTTGTCAACACGAAAAACCAGGTCGATTACATCAGCAAGCAGATCAAGTTCCTGGGCAACCAGAACGCAGAGAGGCTCAAGGCCATCCAGGCACTCCAGAAAACCGACCGGGACACCGGCAACAATGATCCGTGGGACCACGGAATCGGCTGAGAAAGGAATAAGATAAAATGCCGACCGCATTCATTACAGGGCGTGTCACCGACTCATCCGGCATGGATGCGGTCGGCACACTCACCATCATCCCTGACCCGCGCGTCGTCATCACCGACGACGGCGTCATCGTCGAGCCCTGCACTGAGCGAGTAAAAGGTAAGTTCTCCGTCCCCGTCCACTGCCCAAATGACCTGACAAATCCCCCGCCACCGTGGACATACCACATCGTCCTCGCCAGGATGGCCGGAATGATGCGAGTCCCTATCGTCGACATGCACTGCCAGATCCATGAGGGCGAGAACCAGATCACAGGCCTCATTTCGTCCTACCCCATCAGCCCCGCACACCTCACCGACATTGAGAGGCAGGTGCGCGCCACACGCGAGTCCGTAGACCGTGTCTACGGGGCCATAGAGGCGGGAAAACTCCGAGGCCCTAAGGGGGACCGGGGAGAACGTGGCGAGCGCGGGGAACAGGGCAAAGAAGGGCCGAAAGGGCCATGTGGTAGGCGCGGACCCCGCGGCCTCACCGGCGTCGGCCTCCAAGGAGAACGAGGCAAAGAAGGTCCCAAAGGCGACCAGGGCGACCGAGGCCCCCGCGGCTACAAGGGCGAGAAAGGCGCCGACGGCATCAACGGCATCGACGGCGCAAAAGGCGACCCTGGCCCTAAAGGCGACCCCGGCCCTAAAGGCGACCCCGGCCCTAAAGGCGCAAAAGGCGACCGCGGAGAAAAAGGCGACCAAGGCCCTCGAGGACTATCCTTCGTTCCCAAGACACTCCTCAAAGAATACGCAGGCGCCGACAGAGCACAACTATACGTCGGCGGCACCGGCAACAACATGTACCATGAACCATGGAGACTCGGGGCCAACAAAAGCCTCTTCACACCACCATTCTCGTGGATGCTCTACCACCGGTACATCATCGCATTCCGATACTTCAGCGAACAGCCCGAGCAGCAGTTCAAGGTGAGTGCACACTTCTTCAATGATAACAACTACATCAACGAAAAATGGAAGACAGTCACTGCACTGAAAAACCAGTACGTCGCAGTAGTGCTCGGCCCCAACGACCAGCACCTACAAGACGCCGCCATCAACAAGGTCCGATTCAACATCACACCAAAAGACGACTGGGCTGAATTCACCCACATCGCCGTCTGGCAAGCCATAGAAATCATCGCATAAGAAAACCCCGGAGCAGATGCTCCGGGGTTCTCCCTACCTCCCCTCCTCTTCAACCCAACGCCTAGCCTGACCAAAACTAACCCGACCCACCGTCGAAATCCTGTACGTGTTATTACAGTGATTCACCCACAGAAGCACCCGCTGCCGAGGCAACAACCACGCCCCCTCACAACCATCCTCACTCACAACCGTTCGCGGAAAACGCCGCAACAGAAGCAGCAGGTGCTCAGTCTCCAACGGCCGACGCGCAGCATCCTCAAGCATCACCGAACCACCGCCATCCCCAACAGCACCCCAATCACCTCAGACGCCGCCGCCCGAGACAGCCACCGCGACCCCTCAAACACATCCGTCGACGCCCTGTTACCGCCCCTCTCCACCATCAGAGCCAGAGCCTCCTCCCTACTAATCGCCCGCTCCATCACCAGCGCCGTAATGAACCGGCGCTGCCTCATCGTAGCCGCCTTCGGAGGTGCCGTCCACTTCATGTCTCCCTCTCCCGTGACC